AAGTATTGCTAGTGTTTCCACCCCAGGTTAGCCTATTATAATCCCAAGCTTCAATTAATTGTCCACTTCCTGTGTATGCCATTTTACTTTTCCCTTTAACTATTTAACTTGACGATAGCTTCAATCATGCCTTCGCCATCTGTATTCTTTGTTTCCAATGCGCGACCAAGCACATTAAATGCTGTGAGTTCAGACTTTTTAGCTGCTCTAGCTAGGCCCATGCCTGCTGATACTAAACGATCACCTTTATCAACACGACCAACAACTCTAATTGGCACGCGACCTTGCATGGCGATCGGAGGATGGGTTACATCATCGCCGGCTAAGCCGTTCATTAAGAACCCTGCACGTGTGCTTATTACTCCAAATACTGTTTCACTTAATTCTTGAATCGCACGTGTAATTTCTTTTACACCACCTAGTTCAACTACAGTTCCCGGTAACATAGGAGCATCTGCTTCAAATCGTTCTGCCAAGTCAGCGTATTGAGCTGTGATCGCTTGACCACGGAATGTTGTTGCCCAAACATTGGCAAATTTAAAGCTGGTTGATCCAATTTCGATCGAATTATTAAGGCTAGGTAATACCTGTGCACCTATTGTTGTTATACCACTTAGTAGTGTAGTTGATGACATGGTAGCGGCACCTGTGGTTGTTAGTGCACCTGTGATCGCCACTGCATTTGAGAATGTAACAGCTCCTGTCGTTCCTACAATACCCACAGCTTTAGTGCTAGCACCACTCTTATTAACAAAAAAGTTGATATCTCTATTGCTAGTGCTATTAGTGTAACTTACATCGCCGGCTGCTGTTATTGCTAAATCAGATCCTACTGACAAACCGCCAACACCAAGAGTGTATGCTGTGGTAGCAGCTTGATCGCTACGTAAGAATTGGCTAGCAGTGATACCTTGCAATGATGCGGCTGTTGTTACTGTACCAGTAAATACCGAATTTGGGATCGCTGTGCTTAGATTAAACCCAGGAACAACATTAGTAAATCCGCTAAGTCCGGGATTTGGGGCAAAGGATGCATCTTTACTTAAAATAGCAACTACAGTGCTTTGAACATAAAATTTAACTACTACGTGAGGAGTAGGAACTGCATCATACATTGTTTCAACAACAGCACCGCTAGTACCACCCGACGTTGTTGTGTATGCTGGACCTACTGGTAACCAGGTTGATCCTGTATAAACATTTAATTGAACATTTTGGCTATCATACCATAGATCACCGATGATTGGATTGCTTGGTGATTGATTACCTGCGGCAGAACTAGAAATTGGTTTCCATGAACTACCGTTCCAAACTTTCAAAGTACCAGCACTATCATACCATAATTGACCAGTCAATGGTGCCGAAGGTGCGCTAGAATTATTAAAATTTTCTAATAATTTGATATAATTCTCATTGAGAAAAATACCGTAACCGGCATAATTTTTACCTATTAAGGTTAAACTAGTGGTTGTGCTATTGACTGTTCCGTCTGCTATAGTTGCTAGTGACGATCCAGCTGTTGTAGTTATTGTATATGACATTTTTCTAACCTATTTATATTATGTTATTTATCTTAAAATTATGCTTCTCTTTGGAACCAAAAATCACCGTTTTTACCAACTGCAGCATCTGGTTCTTCTGTGCTGACAAATTTAGCACTACCACTCCAATATTGCGTAGCTGTTCCAACATATTGAGCAGTTGCTATTCTAGCATTACCCAACTGTCCTGCGGTATTAGCATAATATTGATGGTATGCTGTTAAGGCAGGTACAGCTGGTGTTGTTGCGATACCTGAGGCTAACAGGTTAAACCCTACATTACTTGCAGTTGCTATATCAATTCCACCAACTCTTACGATAATATTAGCTGCTGTTGCTCCATTTACTTTGTTAACTTCAATAAAAGTATCAGCCAATGGCTCTGTAGTACCACTGTATATTTTATTTTTTAAGAATCCTGAATTATTAATCACCCAGGCAGTAGTAGCTACTGTTGTATCTGCTGTGCCCGCAGACTGTGTTGGGGCAGTTAAATTTCCTGAGAACGCACCAGTACCAGTTACGTTTAATGCACCAGTAACTGTAGCACCAGAGGCTAAAGTTAAACTACCTGAAAGTGTAGCACTTAATAGTGCAGCAGTTCCGGTAGCGCCATCTATACCAAATGATAGTGTGTTTGTTCCGCCAACATTAGAATAAAAATTAATATCACCATTGCTCTTAGTATTCTTGATACTAACATTGCCAGTTGTATCTGTGGTAATTTGTAAATTGCTACTTAATCCAACAGTTAGTCCACCGTTTTTAGCGATAGTTAAATTGCCTAGTGTAGAAGAATCTATGTCTGTCCTGAGATAATTACTTGCTGGTTGCTGACCTAAATAGTTAGCATTATTGGCTGTAGCAAAAAATGTTCCACTGTTGACACTAGAATTAGCTGTTAGGCCTTGTTTAATCGTTGCAAATCCTAAAATACTTGGACTAGGAGTAAAGTCACTATCTAAGCTAACAATACTTGTTCGGACATTGCCTAGTTTAATTGATAGCACAGGATGATTTATTGTTCCATCCGAAATCTGTTCCCATATTGCACCACTGTTATTAAATTGTGGACCAACTAGGATCCAATTAGCACCATCATAAATGAATAATTGTTTATCACCAGAATGAAACCATAGATCACCGGAAATAGCACCTGTGGGTGGGGCAGTGTCTACTGTGGCACTACTAATGACTTTAAATGCTGTGCCGGTGTAGACTTTTAATCTTTTATAATATGAATCCCACCATAACTGACCTGCTAACGGATTAGTTGGAGGAGATGTATAAGAAAAATTTTCAACTAGTTTAACCAAGTCATCTGCAATGATCTGACCGTAGTTTGCGTAGTTACGCCCAATTAAGGTCAAGCTAGTGAAACTGGTATTTACGGTACCGTCAGCTATCGTGCCTAGCGTAGTTCCATCTGTTTTAATTATAGTGTACGACATTGTCTTTTCCTAGTTTATGCTGTTAAATTTGTCAGTGTCTGTATTCGCACTGTATATTCAATCTGTATTAATCTGTTTAATGACTTTTGCACTGGGCTAAAAATCACATGTGTTAGTAATTTACCTAGTCCTTGCCCGTTAGCATTGAAACCTTTTAATCCTAGTTCATCAAATACGAACTGTCCGCTTAGATCCTGGGCGTTATCAAATACTGCTTGTCCACTTGGTTCACCGTAGTCTAGTAAACAACTTACTAAAATATCTGTATAGATATTTCCTGGTGTGTGCGTCACTGTGATACTATTGCGTAATGGGTCACTATTAGCTGCATTTGTATTATCTACAATTTTATAGTATTGCGGACTATATAAGTCAGCATTTTGCACGTTGGTATTAGTTGGCAAGTAAGTAATAACACCAGTTGGGTCAACTGTAGTACCACCATTACCAAAGTGCATTTCTGTGATAAAATTACTGTTTTTATTACCCACGCTTAATGCTAGTGCTTCACTCATATTTTCATAGTGGATAGCATTGCGTTTGTCTACAAAAACTTCCTTGGTTTCAGGATCAAATATTTTGATATGCCCTTGCACGTGGATTCCGCCGCGTTCGTCAGGTTGCTTTTGGATTTTAGGTTGATTATCTTGTGTATTAGTAGTCATATTCTTATTTATCGCATTATTGTCCATAGGATTTTCTTACCAAATAGCTAAATTAGCACGGCGCCAATTATTAGTTCCAATACATATATAAACATAATTATCATTATAGGTAACTTGTCCTGTGGTTCCTGTTGAATTTGCTAGGGCCGGAACATATACATTGCCGACGGTTAAATTACCAACGATAGTTGTTGCCCCAGATACTGCTAGGTTTCCGATAACGGTAATCCCGCCAATGTTTCCTGCATAATTAGGTAAATTTGTTGTTAAGAATGCGCTAGTCTGCACATTTGAATATGTCTGCGCATCAACGTAACCTTTCATACCTATATTAGCCGTCGTAACTCCTGCATTGGCTACAGTGATACGACTATCAACGTAGCCTATCATACCTACATTGGCTGATGTGATACTAGCAGTGACAATAGTGTTGCCACGATCAACATAGCCTATCATACCTACATTGGCTGATGTGATACTAGCAGTGACAATAGTGTTGCCACGATCAACATAGCCTATCATACCTACATTGGCAGTTGTTATTGCACTGTTATCACTAGTGTTTTGTGCATCAACATAACCTTTCATACCTGTATTAGCTGAAATGATATTTGCATATAAGTCTGAGATCGTTGGTCCGGTAATATTACCTGTAGTAGATACATTACCTGTGATAGACAAGTTGCCAGTAGGAGTTGAAATATTGCCTGTGGTGACTCCAACGTTGCTGAGTGTAGCTGATGTTGGACTTGTTTCTGTGATGTAAACATTACCAGAGCCAGCCCAACCTAAAGTGCTGTATAGATATGTGCTGGTTAATAAAATCTGTAGATTGCCTAGACCTGCAACCCACGGATTGATCACATAATCAGTGCCGTAAGTCATATTGTAGATATTATAACTACCATCACCTATCTGGTAAGTTAATGTGGCCGATAGTGTGCCAGATCCATTTGCTCGCCCACCAGTGACCTGTATGTTGCCTGGAACTACATTATTTGTGGTGATTATGTTGTTCCATAGGATGACCGGTGCCGGAGCAACCGTGATACTGCCGCTGGCCGCTTTGATCGTAGTATTGCCTAAAAATATAGTGCTGCCGCTAAGATATAAGTGTCTCCATTGTCTGGCTAAACTACCTATGTCGTAAGCAACATTGGCTGAAGGAATAAGATTACCGTAAGTATATGCTCCGCTGGTAATATACTGCCCAATTTGATCTATATTTGATTTTACGGTGGTAAATGTGCCAGTGATATTACTCACTATTGGTATCAGGGCATTGCCCTGTACGATGGTTAAATTTCCAAGCTGGCTAATCTTAATTGTCATGTTTATGTCTCTGTGTAAATGTCATTTCCGTTTTCGGTATCTATATTTATCGCATCTTCAGTGGTTACTGGACTACTTCCGCTGCCTATAACTATATTACCATAGAACGCTGGAGAGGCTTTTAAGAACCCAGCGGCTGTAGTTGTTGAACCATTGAACCCTGTACCATCTAAGATAGTGCTAACTCCGTGTGTATACCAAACACAAATATTAGATATCAAATTGCCGTAACTGATGCTTGGTATAAGTTGTGTAGCACTAGAATCGATCACAGATACCCCGGCACCATGCACTATAGCTGCGGTTCCTTGTGTACCTCTACGGATTCGTCCTAGGGTATTTGTTACTAAATCAATGGTCCAATAAGTAATACGTTCTGCATCAATGAATACTACACCTGGTTTATTACGTATTATATCTGGTGCAGTTAATGTTGACGCATCGGCTACATATATATTACCATCTGTTAAACCTAAAGTTTGGGTTAATACCGTAGCATTTGCACTGCCAATACGTAAATAACTAGGTTCATTGATCATGTTATCAAAAATTCTAAAGCCTAAACTTGGTGTGACTCCACCCACTTCATCTATCTTTGTATATACACGCATATCTAATGTATCAAATACTATACCCGGGACTAGTTCTTCAGGAGCATGACTATGATATGTGTCGATATAAGCGCCACCACCTAATATTATATCTTCAGGATTTAATCCAAGATATTGTGATTGGTAAACACTATAATGGACAGTATCATACGCTGATTTATCTAATAATACTGACCCGTCTTTGTTGAATTCAACCGGATCAAATATCGTATTGTCGAACCCGACTCCATAATTTGGACTGATGCTAAAGTTAGGACCAGTCAATGGTAATCCTGGGAATATTGTGCCGTCAACCAATTGATACATGCTGTTGTAAGTAGCTTTAATGGTCATGTTCTGGGTTGGCAATGTTACATTTGCAGATAATTTTATCTGTGTGCAGACTGTGGTAACATCATCAAGAACTATGGCTACATTTGGTTTAATCGCCGTAATATAACCAGCTGTAACCCCACTTCCACTGATATACATACCAAGCGTTATGAAGTCTGCGGGGAACACATATATAGTCTTAGAGTCAATTGCGGCATTGGCTGTGTTTAATTCGACCTCAATGACGTCCACCACCGGCATCTTAGCAGTTGGCTTGTAATAAGACATGATACGATCGTTGGCATTAGAAAAACTATTAGCTGCATAAATTGTGTAATCAGCGTAGATAAAATTGTTAGCAGTAGTTGTGTTACTCTTAACTTTATATCCAACGCCATCATAGGCAACGATGGTATTTGCTGTATAACTAGTATTTGCTGACCAAGGTAAAACAGTAGTACCATATGATACTCTATCAAATTTTAAAGTGCTATCAAATGTTCTAACCTGTTCGTTATTTAACATTGCATAAGCTGTTGCTGGTCTGCCACCAAAACTAATCGTTTGATTTATAAAGGCGCCAATATTACCAGTGCTCATAGTAATTTTTAAATTACCCAAATCAATTGAAGTAATATAACTATCAGCATCAAACACAGCATTAGCAGTCATGCCAATCATTAACCCATTAATGGTATTTACAGAGAACACATAGCCTGTCGATATCGCTGTTCCCACCACAGTAACATTAGATGTTATCCCACCATTTATAATCACAGTCGGTGTTAGATAATAACCACTGCCCGACGTTAAGAGATCAATTCTAGCAAGGCCTCCAGTGATACTATTGATAGTTGCTGAAGCTGTGGCATATATATTTGTTCCGCCACCTAAAATTGTAATAGTTGGAGCAGATATATATCCAACTCCGGGATTTGTTATAACTATGCTATCTACAAAGAAGTTTCTATTTTTATACCAATTTTTATAATCAATATTAATTAATGATCCGGTGCTGGTCAGATATCCAGTGGCCCATAATTGTTGATCTTTGGATATTAGTTCACCGCTAGGGCTGCGGAATATTTTAGTATCTGGATCGTAGTATGGTGCTAGATCAAAGTCAGTGATATCTCCACCGAACGTATCATCACCATTATAGTTTGTTAGATATTCACGTATTTTTGTAACATAGGGTTTAATCTCTTCTATATAATTCTCATAGTAGGTGATATTATCTTTGATATAATTAGCAGGTTGTGTTAATGCTCTTAGATAGTGAGTAATACTTACAAAACTAGTTTTGAAAATCCAATCAACATATTTTTGTTCAGTGAACAAATAGTTAACCATGACAAAGAATAAACTATTAAATTCACCTTGAAGTTCATTTATGAATATATCTTTCTTCAATGCTTCGATAATATATCGAGTTTCTATGGTTGGATTTTGATCAAATCTACTAGTGTCAAATCCTTGATTCCAGAATCCAATACCATTATTAGCAAAATCCCAAATTGAACTCTTTAACTGTATCGTTCCGTTCTGTATTCCGACCACCTGGAATTCTAAATTAATATTAACTGTAATTAAATTCCACCCGCCCAGATCACTGGTACTAACACGCACTAAAATTTCTTCACCGACAGCTACAGGAAGTTTCTTTGCGTCTACTAATGTGTCTACTACATAATCAAGTTTAGTATTTGGGCCAAATCCATCAGCATACCAATCTACATATTCCCAGAATAGACTTGTTTTGTAACTTTGTATTTTAGTAATCTCCCAAGTCTTATCAATGGCTAATTCATATAATACCCAAAGATTATCTTGTCTAGAATCCATGTTAACTAATACTCGATATCCTGTAGCCAATGGCGTTGTATCAATATATTCTAAGTCTACTTCAGTGTCAATCTTAAGATCATATTCATTGAGTTTTAAACTAGGTGCAGCTTCTTCAGCCTGCAGGGTGTTCAGACTATATTGTCTTGCTATAGGTTTTTTAATAAGAACACTATTAACATACGTTACTAAATCACTTAGAGCTCTTAGACGATCAATAAATATGCTTTGTCTTGGGCGAGTATTAATTCCGTATCTATCTGCCACACTTAGACTAGGGTCCGGAACTACGCGACCTATCTGATCAATGCCTGATAAACTATCTATTAATTTATTACTAATTTTCTCAGAGATTAAGCTAAACGGATTTGCTTTCTGTAATAATTCATACTCACTATGTATTACATTCTTATCTTTATTGATATCGTAGTCAATATGTAATACCGTGGTCTTTGCTGATAGATATTTTGCTACATTATAAACTATGATAGCATTGTTACGTGTCACCGCGGCATACGCAATATCCTGACTCTTAGGATTGGAAATATAATCAGCTATTGTCTGAATAGGTAAATTACGTTTAGCATCATTGACCGGCACAGTGGTTTTATTAGTTACCCAGAAATAATATAAACTGCCAACAATATTAGTGATTGGATCAACACGAACAATTTCAACGTAGTGAGTATTATTAGGGTATTTAGGTATACCATCATATTTTCCACTGATTACATATTCGCTAGGTAATACAGTTGATTCAACCCATTCACAAACTTCAATTACTGATCCTGGGAATAATCGTCCCCAATTGATACTACGGTATGTTAATGTATCTTGTTCATAGTCAATAAATCTAACTTTGTCTAGATTCCACCAAACTTGATTTATCTGATTTTCTCCCCAGTAGTATTCAGAATTAGAATTAATTCCACGATTATAAACTGCTGGGTCATACTCTGTTTTATAAGTAATGTCCTGATCAGCCTGACCTAGTATTACTCCTTTAGCTGGATCAATAAACTCTAAATTACTTTGTATTTTATTATTAACATTATCGTATAGATATAGTCTACTAATTGATCCAATATCAACTTTTGGTTGTTGATAGCGAATTAATTTCCATCCGCGAGTCATAGTTGGGTTTCTAAATATATATACGCTACCTGCTTTAGTTTTTGTGGTGCTATCACTTGGAGCCGATATTATAACGTCTGATCCAATGATGTCTATGGCTGCCCCAAATCTATCACCTGGGTTTAAATCGCCGCCTATTTGTTTTAAGAAGTCTCCGGTATTCAACTGTTGAGCAAAACTATATCGTCCAGGATCTTCTACAGCGTTGCGTGGGTCATCATATAATTCGTAAATGTAAACACTACCACTTCCTGATATTTTATCAAAGAATGCTGTGGTTCTTTGATCTAATATAGTTGATCCAATATCAAATGTAGCATAAGATTTTGTTGTTCCTCGCTCACTACCAATGACCAACATGTAAGCATTTTGTGCTAGAACAACTTTATTGCCAAAATATTCGCCACTGGCATTGAATGGATTAACAATAATCTGCATGTAGGCAAATACTATCAACCCAGCGTCAGCATATACACCTTCACTGCCTGCGGTATTTGTTCCAGTTAAAACACGTAATAGATTTTTAGCTACGGTCTTGTTGGTATTCAATCTTAAAGTATTGTTTTCATTTACTGCCGAGATACCTAGCAATTCAGCGTCGTTGATATCTTTGATTAGGCTGTCTAAGCTGGCCATTGGATTAACGCTGGTATAGGTTGTTGCTACATTTGCATTGCCAGTCACTGTGATATCACCAGATCCAAATGTAAATGAGTATATATTAATAGCTGTTGGGTATACACTGCCGCCAGTTGTTTCGTTGTTAGCTTTCCATGTAACATTAACATTATTTGGTGATGTTGTAAATGTTCCAGTTATAGGTCTCACATTTACGGTAGTGGTGCTAACTGTTGTTTCAATTACCTGCACCGTTGCATTGCCTTGTGAAATAATATCACCAAGACTCAATGAAATACTACTGTTAAATGTTACTTTTCTGTGATAATCACTTACAACTATCGAGTTAGTGTTTTCCACGTCATTAACAACAATAACATTGGCACCCGACACAGTTTGAGTGATGTAGTTGCCTGCGTTGGCAGTAATATTAGCACCTTTTGTCAACGTTAATATATAATTTGACTCTTGAGGCATCATTCTGCCAGAAACAATAATTTCAAAGTTATCTAAACGAATACTATCACCAGGCATGAATACCGGATTTACGGTATAGCCATTGTTAGTACCATATAGTCGACCTCTGTTGTGGAATTTCCATACAGCACCTGAATTATATGTTGGACCATTATCATAATATGGTGCTCCAATATAAATTGCGCAGTTGTTACTACAGATAGTTAAGTCAGTTCCGAATGCCGCATTACTTTGTATTGCGCCTAGACCACCAGTTAAACTGTCAATCCCAGTTAATTTCTCTAATAGATTAAACTGATTAGTTTCAATATAAATTACCTTACCAGCTGGCGGCGGATTAGTAAATCTGATCGCATACGAATCAGTAGATGATGATGTAGTTGGATATATACCGATGTTTGCTATCTGTGTTGGGTAAACTCCAATGTTTGATGATGTGCTAGGATACACACCAATGTTTCCTGTTAAGTTTACTGTAACATTAGCATCAATATTATCAATCTTGATGTTTGCTGATGAATCAAATGTATATGCTGTAATATAAGATACCGACAATGTGCTGCTAAAATTATTACCAGAAATAACCGTAGCATTAGCATAGTTGCCACTGCCTAAATATTCACTGATAGTCTGCCCAACATTGGCTGTGATGACATTACTGAAATATACCTGCACACCAAGATTCGCAACCATGGTTCCACCAACATTAATAACATTGGCTGGAGGAGTAAAGATATTGCCAGTTAACACAAACACATTAGCATCTTTATAAGTTACTGTGACGGCATTTGGAACAACATTTGCCCAAATTGGATAGATACCATATACTATGTTAGCTGACGTTGTAGGGTAGACATTTGCATTAACGTTGGCGGTTAAATTGCCAACAGTTACATTGCCTGAAGCTATAGTAAACACGCTAGAACTATTATAAATTATAGTTACTGTGTTACCATAACTATTTGCTACTACCGTTGCGTTTGCATTTGAAATAGATTGTCTAATATATTGTCCAACATTAGCAGTAATATTACCATTGAAGTAAATTTGTTTATAGCTAGATGGTAATGTAGCAAGTGTGCCGTTGACTGTAACGTTGCCAGAACCTGATGTAAAATTAGTGCTGGTTATAAAATCAACTTCAACTAAAGTATTAGACCCTGTAACTGATGTTACTTTGGTAACTACAGCATTTGCACCTGTGGTAACCTGTGTAATAGTGTCACCGATGGTAACTAGATTAACTGAATTGATATTACCAGAAAATACGATAGTTCCTGGTCTAGATATAACATTGGCATTGGCAATATTGTTACCATTGGTTACCTGCGTGATGAACTGACCAACGTTAGCAGTAACGTTGCTGGTAAAATACACAGTGCGTTGTGCAGGTGTATATTTGTCAAGGAACGTTCCGCCAATACTAATATTAGATAATGAAGTTAATACAAATGCATTGGCAATATTAGCATATGATATTGTTACAGTATTTCCCACACTGTTAGCAACCACCACAGCATTTGAAGTAACGGAGCCTACAGTCTGTGTGATGTATTCTCCAACATTGGCTACAATATTACTACTAAAATAAACTTGTTTACGAACAGGGCTATATAGTTCTGTCACCGTTCCATTAACACTGATATTACCTGATCCTAAAGTTATTCTGTCAGATAGATATCGTAGAACAACTGAATTTACATTAGTTCCGCCTACTACAACTTCTAAATTAGCACCTGTTGATGGCTGTGTTATATGATCCCCTACGCTAGTAGTAAGATTTCCACTGAGATATAGCGTTACATATGGAACTACCTCATAGTCATTGACTTCAACATTTTCAACAGTTACTCTGTGTGCAAGATCTATATTTCCTGATGTGATATATTCTGTTGCTCCGGTTGTTATATTAGCTTCAATGACACGGTCATAAACATAAACAGCGCCAGCACCTTGTAGCCATGTATCATTAACAAATACGTTAGCACCTGGTGCCCCTACAGCCAACTGTGCTCCATCAAGACTTGAATCTAATGCATAACCAAATTGAGTTCCTGTATCGCCTTGAAGGGTGGCGTGTAAAGTATAACGAGGTTGTTGATCAATTTGGTAAACCCCTTCTGCTATATTTGCAGTGAATACTACTTTATTGTTTACTACGGTATAATCTAGATCAGGAATAAATGTTCGGGCACCTACATCTGCAAAAGATCCAACTATGCCCAACATCGAAGCATTATTAGCTATCTGAGGAGTAAATGATAACGTGATGTTGCTGGTTATTGATGCATAATATGGTTCAGCAGTAACATAGCTACCAGTGTTGGCCGTTACTCCAGTTACACTGTCATATTTGTAGACCCATTTACCGGCGGTAATATTAGTTCTGTTGTTTACTAAAATGTTGGCTGAACTTATGCTGGTTTCTCTTACTATCGTAACTGCACCTGTTTCAGGCAATGACAATGTATCACCGATGTTAGCACGAATACTTGAACTAATTGGCATGCGAATATTATCAATAACAAATTCAGTGTGTGATTTTTTAATTACATGATTGTTTAAACCGTAGACATATACTCGATCATTGCCAGGGGCACCCACATATAACCATGTGCCGTGCTGGTCAAACGCAATCCTGCTGCCAAATCTATCATTGGTTGCATTAACATTGCCTGACCAAAGAACCTGCGGTTTATTAAATGTTGTGGTTGCTGGGTCTCTATTATATACATAAACTAATCCTATGTTGCCAAAACTACCTGGCGCACCAACACCCACAATATTAATAGCCTGATCAACACTATAACCAAATTCTCTTGTAGTTATTATAGCGTTACCTGCATCAGGTATTAATGATGTACCTTCAATGAATCTACCAAGGGTGTTTTTATCAAATGTATTAACGATACCTGTGGTTACTTCTATATCTTTACTGTAATAGGGATAGCAATTAGCATAAGGGCTACCTGTTATAGCTAACAATCCATCATAGCTTAGTTTAACGCTGGTACCAAATCCAGAAACATTGGCTGAATATTCTGAACTTGCTTTTAATAATGTCTGATCATAATTCCATGGTTGTTGTTTTTCATAAACTTTCCATAGGTTATCACCGGTGGTATATGACTGCCCATTGTCAGTCGTAGTTGCGGCGTCATCGTCGATCCAAATCTTGTCTCCAACTTTCCATCCATGCGGTGGATTTAGTAGACCGTATACGCGACTGTCTTCCATAAATCGGAAACGCATACTATCTAGTTTATATAATATACCATAACCTGATTCAGTTGTTATTCCATCTAGATTGCCAATAGGTCCTAGGTAACTAACAATAACTGTATCAAGACTGACCACAGTGTCAACTTGATAGAATCCGTCAAATTCTACACTAAATCCTTTAATTAAGAAAACATTAGTTTCTGATAATGTATGTGGGTATTCTGATACCCACGTGAGCGTTCCATCGGTATTATTAGTTAATGTTGTTATATGATTATTTGTTTCTGTTACACGATACACATTCCAATTACCAGTAAGATCTTTGGCACACCATATGGTGTATCCTCTGCCTATGTCAGCTAACTGTGTATTTAAATTTACATAATCGTTTAAGTCATAGATGGTTGTTGAGACATCATCAATATTAACATATCCTGCTGTTAATATATCATTATCATAATTGCTGTGTGTATCTCTAATCAGACTGATATTTCCATTAAATGCATCTGTAGATTTATATAGTTGAGATTTGTTGAATACCGTTAATCCGTCGCCCCTGTTGTTATCGACTTGACTCACAAATTCTGCGATCGCTGGATTTACTGAAAATGCTTTTTCATCTAAAACAATCTCAATATAAGGATTTGAATCTAGTGCGCCATATTCCCCTGTTCGCACTGCCCACTCTTCAAATAAATTAATATCGCTAGATACATTATTAAACTCAGCTTTTGTTAATGCGTTTACAGCATTCATCGATCCTTTCTGTTTAATGTATCCTTTATATAACTCAATCTGTGTAGTTTCACTCAATCCCAGATCACTGAGATATTGTCGAGGTTTAAATCCTATTAGACCGTGGCTATATGATAGCTGATTGTTGTCTTTGATAATTCCATAACTATCATAAGAACTCTGACTTCCTACTGCAATGGTACTAAAGTTGCGTAACAGTCCTGTTTTTATCTCATTTGATGATAATTGTCTCCAATAGGCAAAATTAAATTCAATTTCAGCAGCAATATTTTGTAGAGCCACGTAGTAGAAATTTTTGTATAATACTAGTTCGCCTTTGAGATAATCTTTACCTGCTTGCCAACTTTGTATTGTTTTGCTATTGTATATAAATCCTGGGGCAAATAAACTACCGTCCCAGTTGTCGGTTTTTTGTCCAATTAGTTTTAATCGATATTGTCTATTACCTAATTCTGGTTTATAGATAACATCATTGAATACTGTAACATTATCAAAAACTAAAACATGCTCATACTGGACTAGGTTTAATTCTACAAATGCCAACATAGTAGTATCTTCAAGTAAGGTTACCTTGAACGAACTAGGAGTGCGCATGGTTTTATATCCAGTTTTTCTGACTAGATTAAAGTTTTGATCGACGACTTTACTTCCTTGCTGACTATCAGTAACTTCGTCAACTATGCTGTTGCTGGTAATGGCACTAATAGAATTTACCACTGGACTTAACACTAAGATACTGCCAGTCTTCCAACCTTGTTGTGCCCAAAATAAGAATTCTTTAACTGATAATTTCCAATTTCTTTCTTCTCCAAGATCACTATCTCTGTCATTAAATGTAAATCCTTGAGATAATAGATATCTTTCGTAACTAATTAAGAAATCCACAATTTGTTGCTTATTTTTAAACTCATAACCATACGGAACTGTTAACTTAACATTTTGATATTCTTTATAAACTACTCCGCTGCTATTCAATACCGTTATCTTATATCCATTTGAATTCGGTACACTAGGAATTATTGTAAAATACGGTTGATTAATATTATAACCTTTGACAACATATCCATTGGTGCTCTTTTCAACTATTACAGCACTATATACGATTTTATCAATTGGTGCTGACTTAAACAACAACACATTATAATTGTCATCTGGGATCAAGATACTAGCATTGGTGCTAGTTGGACTACTTTGCTCGGCTAATATCTGTAGATATTTTTTATCGCTAAATCCAGCCAATTTATATGCAAGATTAACTTGATAATTTCTTAGCATAGGAGTTATCATAGTGCCAGGGGCAATCCCTAAACTAATAAGATAATCTGCGATCCAATTTAAATACCCGCTGGCTCTGTAAATTAATCCTGTGCTGGTATCTCCGTTGAAATTAATATCTGTTTGTTTGACGTGATGATTGTCTAGAGTTAGATATTGATTTACTTCGTAATTATATTTTATCCTGTAAGTGTCAACATATTGACCAAAATATCTTGCAGGGGTTGCTAATGCGATTGCTTTTTGTATTGCAAATGGAAAATCGCTGCTATTTCTCCAGGCCATTTCAACTGGCCCTAGCTCGCCAATTGCCCATGAGGTTGCGGCACTTTTTGGTGATGTTGCACGAGCTATAACTGCTGCTGGGCTTAACAAGATACCATTTTCATCAACGGGTATTACTTGGCTAAGGCCAGGGCGCACATATCGAGGATCGATGCCTGGTCCAAGCCCTGCATCTAAATTAGCCCTTGGACCATTACGTATCAGACCTGCTTCTAGATCGTCCCATAGAAGTTTATTACCGCCGGTGTAAGGACCTGGACCATAGAAACTTTCCCACCAATTAGGTATTGCAGTAAAGCCCAACATTTCCCATGGTCGAGTATGTGGATAGAATGTATCATAGAAATATTGGAAACATGCACGCCAACTACCTTGTAGTTTTTCTCCCGACAATCTATCTACAAATCCTGAATAATTCCAAGTAAATGAATCACTACTTTCAAATGTAGTATTTGTCGAATAGTCAACTTTGTTATTGCCAACCCATGTTAAAAATGAGCTAGATAAAATTTTCCATAAGTCCGAATATAAATATGAAGATTTTCTAAATTTACCAGGAATTATTGTATAGATATCAGGATAGGTTCCGGTGTTTTCTCCCTTAATATTATTGTATATACGTTTTTCTAATTCCAATAGAAAGTTATCTCTGTAGTCATTGAATGCAGGAGTAATACTACCGTCATGGCCGCGTATTATATTGATAGGTGTTCTATAAGTATTGTCGCTTACAATTTCAGGAATAAATTTAGCCCAGGTACCTACTTTTGTGGGGGTCTCTGGGATATAGCAACCATCAGTATTAGCAAATTCTACAATGGTAATACTATCATCAACATTTAATGTAATATTATCAGTGTTAAATGTGATCGCTGGTCTCGTGGTATCAAAACTATAATCTGATCCGACTATCAATTGGATGTTATTTAAATAAACCAATATAGATTTATTACTTAGGTCTGATATTGAAAATATGTTTGTAATTTCATAACTACTAATCAATGGATCATATACTGTATAATTAATAGTATTTCTCAATGTTCCGTATGGAACCATGTCGCTATAGAACCACGGAAATGAAGTATTTTTATTTTTGTTAATTTCTGTAATTATTTTGTCAACACTAGTTTGAGGATTTGTAGGATCTATGCCCGGTAATGATATGCTGAGCTCTAAGAATTTATTCTTAAATTTAGTGTATTCTCGTTGAGCGTATTCTAAAGCTGGAATAAAGTTACTTTGTCCGTCTAGCAAGAATAATTCAGCGAGAGGAACAGGTGCACTATGTTGTAAAATACTACCACCTTGTTGCTTGATTTCAATATCGCGTAAATTATTAGGGCCAAGAATATTTCCAATTAGAGTTGAACTATTCCTGCTCATAGTTATAAGATGATTTCTCATCTGGCCAAGGGTGAGTGATGTTAGATCAACATTTTGTGCATTTAAATCTAAATTCAATGGAATCTCATAATATCCCATCGCACTAATTTGATCACTGTAAATTTCTATATCAATGACATCGCCTTGAGTTAATGTTGTTAATAATGTTAGTTTTTTAGTTGCTGTCGTAAAAGTCCATTGGTTACTAGTCAAGAAAGTTTTATTTTGATAAACTTTTAAATAAGGAATTGAATCAACTTGATTTATAGTAACAATCTCGTTGGGGGCGATATCTAACATAAACGGATTGTTGCCGCCGTCAAATGTATAAGATATTAGTTGATATTGTTTACTATATTCATTAACAGTGCGCCAGGTATTTCTACTAGCTAGATTGTCTCTATCAGTTATATTCTTTAAGAAACCAACGCTGATATTTTTTGTGATGAATGTTTGATCTATAACATAGGTAAAAGTATCTGTATTAAAATAATTTTTAAATAATATGTCACCTTGACTAGTAAAACTTCTATAGGTTAATGGAAACCCTAATATTTTATCATCAACTCCTAAAGTATTTTGTTCATACCCAAACAATTTTGTTCCAACAAAATTACTTCGTGGATAAACAGTGAGGTCACTTAAACTTTTACCATCATTATCATGCACATCAAATAATGGATCTTGTTGTAACGAAGTTTTTTGTTGGCCTTCATTCCAATTGGTTCCATCATACCACCAAGCACTGCCTTTATAGTTTCCTAATTTAACTACTACACTGTCATATACTAGACTTTCACCGTCGTCCGCAACATTGAGTGAGATGTGGTATGGGCCTGTTGGGAGTCCATTTGAATCAACTTGGTACTGAACAAGATTTAAAATATAGATTTTATTTTTAACTAAAGGATCTTCAGCCGCCCCAAAAATTACTCGCATACCATCAAACATTTCAACACCAAGAGCATAAGAACCAATGAACGAAACTGTAAGGGTAGTTCCAAGTTCAATCGATTTCCAAAAAACTTTTGCAGGCTCTGCGCCACTAATGCTTCCCTGAGGCACAAACGTTATATTTGAATCGCTGATTGTTTTACCTTGTAGATCTCTTAGAGGATTTGTTACATCGGTATCTAAAATATCAATGGCGTTTTTTCCAATACGACCATAATTAAATAATTGTAAATCACCCTCAAATTGAACAATAGGACGTTGGGCACGTAGCTGCTGGTCAAGAACTAATTGTTCATTATTATAAATTGCTGTATTTTTGATTACGTCAACATGGAACCAACGATTGTTTCTTGACCATGCATTGAGATCTTTAGCATCTCTCTTGATAGTAATATACTCTGGAAATAATGTGTCAGCATATACATCATAGACTAGTGTCCCACTAGATATTCCCACCCCAGTAACTTCTAATCCTTTAGTTATAGAGTTAGTTGAATCTAAAGTGGTAATTTTTGTCGCGCCCGCAGTGATCTCAATATTGTTTGTAATTACAACATTTCCAAAAGTAATATTAGATCCGGCTGGAATCACTGCATTGGTTGGGGTATCTAAGACAATTTGACGTATAGGATAGTTTACTGCTAATTCGTCATTATAAGGTTCTGGTCTTACTAATAATTCTATATCTACTAGATTAATACTATCGCCTACATTTTCTACATAGTATTCTCGATCTCGATAAGATGTTGGAGTAACACCAACATCAAATTTGATTTTTAATCCGCTGGTAAATTCGACACCATTAGGGCTGGTGTAGGTAAGTTGTCCTAAAATATCATTGTCAACATCGATTACAAAATTAGTCTGATCTACTATTTTAATAATAGAATAGATATCTGGTCGTAAACCATCTTGTATGTATAAAGTATCTTGTAAGCTGGTCAGCAATGGAATTTGATGGAAGAAGCCATCAAATTCTTTATACCATTCTGTATTGGCAAATTTTATCCCATATCTAATATAAACTTTTTCATCTAATGTTACATCTTGCACCCAGAATAGATTAAGTAGTTTATCAGCAATGCCGCCGGGGCGTGTTACATCAAGTAACTGAATTTGCCAAATTCCAAAACGTTTATCATTAGGAACTACACTATCTTTAGGGTAACCAAGTGCGACTGTTGTGTTTGTTCCACCTACTGTCCATACCTCTTCACCAAGATTAATGCTTTGATTTTGCCCTTGGAATATCGTGGTCTTGCCATTGAGTTGCCCGATGATGCCTTGATATTGTGGAAAATTTATTAAGAAATCACTTAGATATTGATTTTGTAAATCACTGAATTTAATCGGAGTCGCATAGTCTACATTGTAGACTGTGGTCATTTTTATAAATCTGTCTTGCGCATCTTTTTGTGGAACATTAAATACCACGTCGCCCACAGTGGCGCCATTATTTTCTACACCTAGCACATTTCTTGAACTGATCGATGGTGTTGCTGTCAATACCCCATCTGTTCCTAGTTCACTTTGTATCCAAAATTCACTAGATTGATCTACAGTAAAAGTGTATGACCCGCCACGTGCTAATACTATTGTATTATTTTTTGCACCTCCTGTGGTAAAGTCATATCTTGCTGAACTAACATTGCGTGCTACTGTATAGGTCTTCGTTAACTCTATACCAGACGTGTTGACTTGAACTGAGGTTGGACCATTGGGTAACCAATAATACTGACCAAAATTTATTAACTTGTCAAATGATATCTTTGGATCAAAACTATAATACTCACTAGCAAATAATCTGCTGTGATCTTCTGTCAATCCACCATAATATTTTATTTTATTAAGTAAATCTATATAACTGGAAAAGAAAGTAATTTCACCGCTAGCATCTTTAATAATTGTGCTAGGCTCAAGTTGATAATATTGTCGATCTAATGAATCTTCAATTATATAACTATCAGAATTTTTATATGTGGGAGCAAACTTACGCCCGATGTATCCATAAAGATTTTTTAACGCAGGTTCAGAAATTAACTGATCAATTGTTGCTGAAAGAAATTTTTCGTTGACATCGGTGCGAAACACACCAGGTAACAACTCTATACTTTTTCTAATAGCCATTTTATGCTGTCACCGTTTGATTAAGTTGAGCCGCTGTAATCGCTGATATGATTTGCACATTATCCACAGTTGCGGCACTTACAATAATTTCATTATATCCAGCATTAATCTGTAGTAAACTACCAAATATAGTTGATGCACTAGCCGGAACAATAGTAACACTGGCAATGTTAGGTGCTAATATACTGTGTAGATATGCTGACAGTTCACTGAAATAAAATGTTTCTCCAAAATCCCAATTTGCAATATCAAAATAACTGTTAATTGCAGAGATCACACTTGTTTTAATATCATTATCACTGACCACTACATTAGGATTTTTAACTACTTTGAATGTAGCTTGTAATGCTAGGTCGGCTTTGGCACCAAATATTGGTTTGAATTTTGCTGGATTATAAATGATAGTGTCTGAAATACTCTTATAGTTTTCTAGTTCATTATAGTCTATCCCCAATATTTCCGGAGTTGGTGCCGATGGCTCAACAACTGTTCCTGTATTATCCTGGACCCAAGAAATATAATCAGCGGCATAGGTCTTGGTTAATATATACAAGTCAATAACGTTGTTTGGGCTTGGATCAATACGACGATTGTTTGGGCTGTTATGTCGATATTGGAAATAAAGATTTTCTCTACCAACCTTGGCAGTATAAGTCACAGGGGTAGCTAATTTTGTTGTTTCTATTAAATTATATGACGAATCATTGATGACAGATAGTTTATAAAACTTATTTGAGCTTGGAATATAGAACAACTGACCATTTTGGTATAAAGTAGCATCAACTTCTGCCGCAGACAATAGGTCATAAGTAGAAATCACTGAACTGCTAGCGACTGGGGTTTGTATAACAAAATTATCATATCCATAAGTTGCTTCAAAATACACATATTTTCTTTCGGGACTGGTAGCAGGATCTACAATAAGTTCAAATAATTCAGGATTATCAGGGACTCCGTCAACATTTTCGTCGGGGAATGTAATTAATATCTTATTAGAATTTGCATATCCGTCCACTTCTGTAATAGATTTATAAATGTACCAAGTGTAATCAAGGGTCAAGGGAGTTGAATCATTGGGTGCCGAATTTACCTTAAGGACTTTGATCTGATCATTGATTGTTAATCCTGTTTTTGGATCAAATGTTTTTACTCGATCATCAAAATAGAAATTAGTTTCTTTTACGCTTTCAAAAACATAGTTTAATCCGCGATAGTATACTGTATATGTTTGCCCAACGGCTTGAAATCTTATTAACCAACTGCTGTCTAATCCACTTGAACTAGTATTACCCGTATAGCCCAAATCAAAATTGCCAGTATTTAAATCTCCAGGCAAGATTATCTTCCAGGATGTCGAATCAACATCATATCGTAATCCAAAATCTTCATATGATTGTATATATGACGACATCGTGTTAACCAATGATGTTGAAAAGTTGACATTGAACACTGGAAAAACCTGAACTGCAATAGCACCAGTTGGAACAATTTGACTTAATGTAATTGGACCAGATCCATTGATTAAATTTCCTTGACCACTGTTTGTTCCATCTGCTAAAACTTGTATAACTCTTGCATAGATATAAAACTTATCTCCTGTTTGAATTGGCTCTCCAGACTGTATTTTATTCTGTGCATCAAAGTAATTGCCGGTGCCTGCAGAAAATTTAACTATTGCATTTTGTTTAATATATTGTTTACTATCACTAACATAATTTCCAACTTGTAGTATCTTTCCCGAAGCGTCATAGAAATATCCAGTTAATCCAGTTTGATCTAAACTTTTATTCCATAGTGTGTTTGTTACTGCGGGTTGATTGTAGGCAGAATAAAAATATTGTAGTATTTCATTTTCAGTAACAATAGGTTTAATTTGATTATTAATTACTCTATATATGTCAACAGCGGTATTAAAACTAAATCCAAATGTTTTTGTAACCTCATCTTTATATAATCTGCCATCTTGACAGAAAATATTAGTTGACGAATACTTACCAGTGGTATCAATAACATCTAAATATCGCGATACGCCCGAACTTGTTCTGTTTACGGCTTTAACTTTTAATACATTACTGAACAATGTATAAGGTAAGATATTATAGTCTTCACCTGTAACCATACGATTTTGAGTATAATATTGTTGTGGTGCTTTTTGTCTTACGTCATCTAGTGTTTCTCTCGCAGTTGCATTAGTAACGGTATATTGTAGACTAGCTCTAACAGTTATTGTTTCGATACGGCCCCCAGCACTGGTATAATTAATAGGTATGATAATATTAGACATTTCATCAGGAGTGACTTTGTATGCCTGACCATTACTTACTCTGTAATAAAGTCTAAAACGGCCTTGTGGCATATTAGCAAAGGCACCGTCACCAAATATTAATTCAATTCTATCACCTGCCTTGCTATTAACCTGATAGATATTTTTATTAGTGCTGGTATTATAGATAATGTTAGTATTGCCTACTGCTGGAACTTGTTGCCACATTGTATCAATGTCACCAGTAGAATTAATGCTATATAACCAGATGTCCGAATTATTAATATTATCAACATCTATACCATACACTCGATTTGGTAAACTTTCTTGAAAGTTTAAATCTATTGACACTATCGATCCTTGTTTAAAATACAAGAAGAATCCTGTGTTATTACTGCCGTTACCTAAATTATCATTCCTATAAAGCAGATTGAACGGATTGTTAGGTTTTGGTGCTGTTTCATAAACGTAGCTTTTTCCAACAGTGGTCGGGCTAACAATTTCAAAATTAGTTTGTGTTCCTTCGATGGAGGTTTTAAATGCGTAGGTAGCGATTAGGCTAGGTATGAGATTTACCTGATATTCTTCTGTGGTTACTCCGTTGACAATATTTTTATTGTATGGTTTTCCAACAACTTGATTATTATTTAAACTGGCATTAATGATTGCAGTGAACTGTTCTAACCAGTTATCATTAGCACTATCTGCCCAGTTAATAACTAACCCTGCTAGATTTAGTCCATTGCTGTCATAAACTGCTTGTGTGGTGCTAACGCTGTCAACTTTAAGTAATCCGCTAGAGGGAATATTGCGTTTAGGGTTGTAGCTAATAAGTTTAGCTAATTTAAGAATGCTGTCGCGACGTTGGGCTGTATCAATATAATTTTCACGGGCATTTAAATCACCGCGGAATGCTAGACTTTGCCCTAGGAACGCGATTAGATCAATTAAAGCAATGAATTCGCTGGACTCAATAAAGTCATTAAAGTCTTCTGGATAATATAAGCGCAAATAATCAACCATTGACTTACGAAGTGTTTCGTAGTCATAGCTTTGGAAATCCGCATTACGGAAGGTTTGATATAGTTTAGTCCAGTCTTCAGCAACTAGTAAACTGCTTTGTCTTGTGGTAATCGCCATTGATAGTTTCCTGTTATAATACTATTTATCAGGAAAATAAAGTGTGTAGTTAATTAAGCTGTTGTTAGAGTGTTATTCTGATTATCAAAACGCAAACTAAGTAGATTGCTTTGATTTGTTTGAACGTAGCGTAGATGTAATTCTACTTGGATACCTCTATCATATTCTGTAATCATAACATTGTCAATCGATACGCGAGGATCATAGCTAGCTATGGCTTTAATATCAGTTGTGATCACTGATTTTAACTCGTCTGTAAAGGGTTCATGTAGCACATTCCATATAATAGTGCCAAAGTTTGGCTTCATTAATTTCTCACCTTTACGAATATAAAAATGATTAATAATATCTTGCTTTACCAGCTCAAAATCAGTCAAGCGGAATTTCCTAATCCGATCAACTGTGCTGAATCCTCTATACATTGTAGCCATATAAATATTTATCCCCTATTAAATGGCTCATGAGTCGGAGCCACTGTGCTGATAGTGCTGATACTATTAGCAATAGAATTCCATGTGCCTGTATTAGCATTAAAATAACTGTCAGGCAAGGAATTTACCGTTGTAGATAAATTACCAGATGCGTTAGTTGTCAGCACTACTGCATTACCATTTGTGCGCAT